TAGCTATTAATGTTTCTTCTTCAGAAATAGGCTTTAGATCAATTTCAGGACTTAATGGAGTAAGATCAATTTCAACACCAGTCACCTCTTCTATAACTTCTTCAACAGCTTCTTCTATCGCATTATCTGGTTGATCTTTTTGCCATTTTACAAAATAAGAACATGCTGATAAAAACAATAATAAAAATAGTAAATATTTCATTTCTTTCCTCTCTTTATTTTCTTAGGCAATTTCTTTCCTTTAGGTGTTTTAGATTCAAATTCTTTTGCTATTTTAGGTTTCTTAGCCCAAAGATAAGCTCTTTGCTTTTGACTTTTCATAGGCATATTATTTACCTCTTTTAATTTCCTTTAATAATTTTTGATCAGCTAATGACTCTTTAAAAGCTTTTTTAGCCAATCTATCCCAAGTTTTAGAATCTTCTTTTAAATGTTTTTTTACTTTTTTATACTTTTTCATTGGTTTACCATTTTTTGTAAAGGAGTTTGAATAATTGATGAATTTTCTTCACTAGGCCTTTCAACTTCGGCTTCTTGAGCTTCTTTTTCCCTTAAGGAAGTAACTAACCCTAACAACTTTTGCAAGTGATCTAAATCTATTCCTTCTAATTCTTTTATTGCTTTAACTTTATCTAGTGTGGCTTGTTCTAGTTCTTGAATTGTAGCTGCTCGTCTTTCTATAGCAGCCGATCTATTTTCCGGGATACGACTTACTCGTTCAGCACCCAGTCCATAATCCGCCTGTGCACGTGCATTCGCAAGATTTGCCCTAGCCTCAATTTCTTGCATTTGTAATTGTTGCTGCATTTGAGTCATTTGAGCCTGTTGTTGTTCTTGTGCTTGTATTTGCTCAAGCATTTTATCTTTATTCTGAAGTGTAGACATTTCAAGTAAAAATTCTGTAGGAACCGGAATTCCAATCTCTCTAAGATAAAGAGCTTGCTGAAAGGATTGCATTTTTTGAGTCGCTGTATCAGTACCTTCAACAACTTGAGCATCAAATTTCTGAAATGTTCTATTATAAAATTGTTGAGAAGGCTGTTCTTGAATAACTCTAGATACTTTCGCTGGAGTAAAATTAGCTTGCATCATATCAATTTCTATTCTTCCAAGATTTTTTAGACTATTATCAAGATTATCAAATAGTATTTGAAGCGTTGTAAGACCAGCTCCTTGCCTAAGCATAGAAAGTATTCCAGCTTTATCATCATCAGCAGACCCTAGTAATTCTTCATTTACCCCTGAAATATCCATCATCGATTGATTCATCTGCTCTATAACTTGCATAAATGCTGGCGATACATCAGCAGGAGGAATCTTTTGTATTGATTCCATGCCCAATGGAGCATCCTTCTTAACAAATAATGTTTGTCCTTGACCAGATTTAAAAGCATCAGCATCATCTACTAATGAATCTTCCATAACTTTTAACCCAGAATTTATCTGACTTTCAAGAACATCTAACAGAATTTGTTGTCTTCTATTAAGAATAAATTGGGAATCTCTTAATGCTCTTACCATTCCTTGAATACGCCATTCATAATAAGGTAATTCTGGCTGATAATAAGCCATTACCGGTACAAAAGGATATTTGTCTATCTTATAAGGATTCTTGCCGTTATACATCACCCTATCATTAACAGAAATAGCCAGTTTACAGGTTTGTTTTTGTATCTTTTGTTTTTTAAGTTGAGGATATCTCATTAAAAACAGTTTTAAATTCTCTTCAGGACCAGTCCATTCAATAGATTCTTCATTTATAGGGTCTACTAAAATATACGCATCTCTATAGTCTAAATACCAGAATTCATCATATGGAAGAAGATATTTATAATTAATATGATAATTTTGAGGTAAAAAATTAAAATAAGCATCTTTATTAGCAGAAATATTCATTTCCATTATTTCATCTTTTCTGTCTGGCATTAAGGATGCTATTTGTGCTTTAGAAAGAAACTTTCTTGTCCAAATATAATTACAATCTGAAAGATCATTCTTCTTAAAGAATGGATCTATGAGATATCCATTATAACTCATATTATCTATTCTAAGGTCTCCAGAAAAAGGATCTGCTCTATAATCCATCCATACTGAAAGAAGATTCATTCCTGTTATCAATGATCCTAAAAATGCATCAGATACCGTATTTAAAGCATCTATCTGATTATTAGCCCACATTAAAAGCTTAGAAAACTGATCAGAGGTTTGTTGATCAGAATTTTCTATTGGCGTTACATTTAAGGTTTTTCTATTTCTTCTTTGATATCCAGAAACCATGTTAACAATTCTTTTAATCTTATTAAAATTAAATTGTTTCTTTCGAAAAGAAGGAATATGAGAATAATACTCATTCCATATTGTTTGATCTCCCGCATAAAATCTTTCATCTATCGACTGTTCCAGCCACCTAGTTTGCGTTTCTGTTGCTGTTTCATTATAAATTTCTTTCATACGAGATTTGATATCATTATCATCATCTGTATAAAACTCTTGAAACCCTCTTAATCCATACGGAGACCCTGTCATAATAAAACCTTTGTTATATATTGATTAAGATAATAGCAAATTTTTTATTTGACAATTAATAATTTAAAATGATTTTTCATAAAAAGCTTTCTTTTTAAGTTCAGCAAGCTTTTCTTTTGTCATTCTATCATTGCTGCCTAATCTTTGGCCGAATACGGTATAAAGACAGTAACGAAGGCTGTCATTGCAATTAGAAACCAAAATATTGTCTACATAATAAGTATGGATATCTTCAACATGAAGGTTGTATGTTTTTTGTTTGCCGATATAATTGACCTCTGCAAGATTTAGAGCAGGTTTTTCCTTTTGAGTATTTATTAATTCTAAACTCTTTATTACAATTTCTACATATTCTAGTCTCATCATCAAACTTATTAACTCTTCGCCATCGCGACTTACAGTTATTCGAACAAAATTTTTGTCTTTTCGTATTTCCTTCGAACTTTTTTTTACAGATTTTGCAGCATTTAGGATATTTAATTCCTCGTGCCCAAGGGAGAGAGTTCCTAACATGTTCTTTGTGCCATTTTCTGCCTTCTTCTGATCTATGCCACTTTTTAGTAAGAGGTCTAATCTTTTCGCAGTGACGTCTTGAAGCTTCGATTTGCTCTTCCGAACGATTTCGCATATGAAAGGATAAGTGCTCATGAGATGAAATACATCCGAGGTTGCTAATATCATTGTTTTCAACATTCCCGTCGATGTGATGAATATGGTGTCCTTTGGGAATTTCTCCATTATAGAATTTCCAAACATCTCTATGTAAATATCCATATCCTTTAAAGGTGGTCGCTCTATGAGCTTTATAATACTTTCTATCGGAAGGATTCTTGGAAGATAAGTATCTACTATACTTGATTCCGTTAAATATGATGGTCTCAACAGACATTTTTGTTCATTTCCATCTATTAGAAATATATCAGATTGTATCAACTTTGAAGATTCTTTCCATCCATTTACAGTAAAAAATTTATGATTTGATGTACAACTAATTTTTTGACCTAATATTTTATATTCATACACATCAGCTTCACGACAAAATGTCTTAAGAACAGTTTTATATCCCAAAGGGGTTAATACTTTTTCACCTTTATCAATTAATTCAATAGGAGTATCACCGCTTAAAGTTCTAACCATGGTACCTGCTACAAAACAATGATCGTTAGCCTTCAACGGCTTATCTATTCCCAAGTCTTTACTTTTCGGGTCCCACACATATGCACCCATTTCCCTTATAAGGTTTACACAACTTCTACATATTTTTAGTGTGCCATTAGTAAACAAACTCGCTACAAATCTTATTCCATCTAAGACATTATTGTTAGCATCAAAGACGTTTCTTATTCCCTGTCGATTGCATTCCAACTTAAAAGAAGAGGCTGAAGGGTCAACATATATTCCTGCTATGGGAATATTTTCTATAAATTTAGAAAGCTCTTGAGCATATTCAGTATCTGTTTTTTGTCTATTGTGTTTAGAACTATCATAATAATATTCTTTTTCAACCCACATATTTGGATAATGCATTGGATTATAAGCTATTAAAACGAAAGCACAAGGATTAGTAGTGCCATAATCTATTCCTACATAATACTCATTGGCATTTCCGGGAGAAAAGTTGATACAATGGAGAGATTGATCAAAGAAATCATAAATAGTTCCTTCGGCGAGACACCATTCCCCTTCTATATATCGTTGGTACCATAATCCTCTATATTCTTGTTTGAGATTAGTTTTAAACTCTTTAGTAAGTGATGGATTATCTTCTAACCCGAACTTCCACAATTTCATATTGAGATCATCAATGCGATCTATATAGTTTTTTTTAAGCCAGTGATAAGGAGTATCTGGGTTAGTAGTAGCGAAGAGTTTCGAGCCTTCGATGGAAAGCCTAGAGAGAAGCATTGTCCAAAAGCTTTCGGGAATTAACGTAGCTTCATCTACGTAAGCCCCTGCAAAAGTAGAGCCTCTTATTTTAGACTCTGCTCTTTCATCACTTGCCCCTATTAGGTATATACGTCTTCCCCATAATACAAGCTCATTCTTTCCGCTATAATATCGTGCATCTGTTCCTATTAGCTCACATATTTCATCTACAATATTATGTTTAATAGTAGTTGCTGTTCTTCCGATTATTACGAGATTTCCTGAAGGAGCCTCTTGGATATATTCTAGCCAACGAATAAGGCTAGCGAATGATTTACCTGATCGAACTGCTCCCTCCCAAATATTAATACGAGCTGTTGAATCTTTTAATGTAAGTCGTTGTTTTTCGCTTAATGAAAGCATGCTTATTTATTTTTTTGTTCATCTTTCCAGGCGTTAAAAGGAGCTTGATTTTCTGGAGCTTTTTGTTGTTCTCTAGCGATTTCAGCCTTCCATTTTAAGAGTTCTCTAAACTCTTTATCATAGATCGGAAGGTATTGAACCCCAAAGCTTGCATTCGTTCCATTTTCCTTATCCCAGAAGGAACTGTTCGCTATTTTAGATGAGAGGAGTTCTTTTGCTTCTGTTAATGCATAATCTAATTCTGGGTAATGTTTAGCGGTATCTAATAACCAATTTTTAGAAAACCCATGACTTCTACACCAAGGCGCTAAATGTATAGATTTAGAATTTTCACAATAGTCAAGAAGATCCTCTATTAATTCATCCATAGTTACATTTAGTTTATTTTTTTTAGGGTCATGCCATTTTTTTGCGTATTCGTTTCCTTTGTGAGCACCTTTTTTTTGTTTTCCTAAATGTTTTTCAATTATCTTAAAAATGCGACCTGGAGGCATGTTCATTTCTGCAGCTATCTTAGCATAAGAGAGACGATCTTTTTCTCTTAAAGAGATAATTTTTTTAAGTGTTTTTTTATCCATATTATCAATAATATTATGAGGTGCTTTTTTATTTTTTGGCGGAGTCATTTTTATTCTTCTTTAGTTGTTATTAATATTTATACTAAATAAAATAATAATTTCAATAAATATATTTAAAGATCTCTATAATAAACCGTAGCATACACTTCTACAATCTCCTCAAAATGAGATGCATCACAAGCTTTTTGTATAAGCTCTAAGAATTCTGGATTTTCTCTGGAAGCTACAAAATTTGGATCTAAGGTATCTTTATATTCAAATGTATTAGAATTAGAGGCTGATCTTACTTTTATTTTTATTTTATCCATCTTTACCTTTTTAAGTATTTAATCACTTTTTTTCTAAGCCTATATTTTTCTATTTTAGAATATATATAATTAAATAATTTTTTCATCATCTCACCACCTTTATTGTTATGGGATAAAGTTCTTCGACAAGTTTCTTTTTAGTTACCCATTCTTTGGTATCGAAACCTTTACATTCCCATATTTCTACATGTCCATCAGTAAAAAAGAGCATAAAATCTGCTCTGTAAGTTACTTCACTAGATATATGAAAAGGCACTTGCCTTAAAAAGAAAAGTATTTCTCCTGATTCTTTCATCTTTTTTATTATTTGATACCATCTTGCTTCTAAAAGAGATGGAAATTTAATACCATCATTTTCTATAGGTTTAGCTTTATATTTATGGTAAAGCTTTTTAAGACTCATCCCAATCCTCTCTTTTAACTTCTCCAGTTGTTATATATTCAATAGCTAACTTAGTCGGCT